TAGCAACATTCTGCTGATCTTTGAAAAGAATTTCATGTAGAATATATGCTGTTGTCGTGGTAGATTTACCCGACTGTCTTGGAAGTTTACATATCGAAAATCTGTTTGCGCTAAAGGTGCGAACCATCTCCTCTTGAAAATCATACATTTCAAAAGGTATAAGACCCTTGTCTACGTTTACAATCTTTACATATTGTCGTGCAAAGTAGACAGGATCTTTCATGCACTTCAGATATTCTTCTACCTGATCTTTTGTAAATTCTACAGGTACATCCGCTTTTTTAAGATTTGGATTACCTAGATAGGTCTCAGCCATTCAAATTCACAAACTCACGATTTTTTAAGTGAGCCTCTTTAATATTGTCTTTAGACTGCCCGTAGTAGGGGACTGCATGATACTTCTCAATCATATATTCATTTACTGTTTGATCAGCATAATTTGTAGTTCTTCTAAGTGATCCTAGAATACGACCAAATTTACCCTTTGCATCATATTCATTACATTCAAGAATCATCCATTCGTCATCACACATACCTTTTAGAAATTCTTTGGCAGCCAAGCCATAGACCTTTTCTTCTTTATCTCTAGTGCGTGATTCGGGAGTGTCGATACCGTAAAGACGAACTCTCTCATCTTTTAGCCAAATGCCAAAACCAAGATCCAGATCAATGTCAACTGTATCACCGTCAATAACTTTTACAACTTTACATCTATATGAATACATAATTTTACCTACTTACTATGTGGTGGCATCTTAGATTCTATAAACCAGACATGCTGCCTTTTGCCTGGATGATATTTTCTCATACGTAACTTTACACCATTGCGAATCTGATTCATTGTTTTTGGATGTACAAAATGATAACTGGCATTCGCTCTTTGTTCGCCTTCAGGAATCATCCATACTTTATCATTACGATTTTTCTTTGCCATTATCTTGCTTTACCTTGTCCACGGTATTTCTTATAACTTGCTCTCTTTTTCTTATTCATCTTGGTAAGGGATAGCATACCTCTACCGATTGATGTTTTTACTTTTGTGGGTTCCCACGCTTGAGTTGTACCCATCATACTTTTAGCCATCTTCATTTCTCCCATTAACTAATTTTTGTAATTCGGCAGTGCTACCAACAAACAAAGCGTTTGTTACGTTCTGCGGCTTTGCTGCCTCTTCAGTTTTCTTCAAGTCTTTGACCTTCTTCTGTATATCTAGCAGGTCTTTATTTGCATCAACTAAGGTTTTAGTGAGTTGAGATACCACTTCAAACGCTCTAGGATGCTCACTGGCTTTAGCCAAGTCTATAAGTGTGTCGAGAGCCTCCGAGCCTTTCTCTATAACACCGTATAGATTTTCTCTAGCATATTTGTAGTCTAAATCTATATCTTGAGTATCAGTTTTGGCAAGTTCAGAAAGAATTTCTTTATCTCTTTCCATAATATCTTCCATCACTTCAAACTGACTTTCAACATTCAATGTTTTGTCTAGTCCGTCAGCAACATTATTTTTCATTTTATCTTATAACCGTTGAGAAGTTATTCCCTGTAAAAAAGTTTTCAGTATCAAATGCAAAGCCATAAGCAGAGTTAGCATTGATTTGGCTTCTGTCTACGCTTGCCGCTGAGTTTGCAGTAGCAACACCAGCCGCAGTTTGCCCTGGTGTAAGTGTGATACGCTCTTGTTCAAAGTCTGTTGTACTTACAAGTGTATTACTACTAGGAATGTGAAAGTCAACCTTAGTTCTTGTGATGACCCCTTTATTTGTCACAGGCCCATAAATATAACCTTTGACTGTGAAATTGAAAGTATAGATAATAGCCCTACGACTTTGAAAGTCTGCTTCATATGTATCTTCAATTGTCATGCCCTGCAATACTGTAGGCACGTCAACATAGACACCTAGAGATGGTACAATTTTGACTGAGTTTGTCCACTCCGGACGAAAGTAAGGCAGAATCTGTTCTACTACTTGTACAGCATCTTCTTGATTTGCAAACATGCCATATAGTGACATATCAATATTATATGGCGCAGGTGCCCAACCAGAACGTAAAGAGTTATTGCCAGCCGCAACAGACGTTAAACGATTTTGTCTATTCATTTGTCTTGTAGAATCGTAATTAAATCCAGTGATTTCAAACGCAAGTCTAGGTAATACTACTGCGACTTCTCTTGTGATATCTGGGTTTTGTCTAAGTCTTGCAAGAAACTTTTCTTTAGGACCATATGCAATAGGCACACGGAGAGTCTGTGTAGCATTACCAGCATTATTATAGCGAGTTACATCTATATCATTGAACATATTACCGAACATGATGATATACTTACGAATAGCACTATGATAGTCACTGTTACCAAACATTACCAGTCACTCCCTTCACTGAACGGATTTTGTTCAGAGAAATCAAGAAATGCTCCGAGTGATCCTGATGATGTTGTTTCAGTTTGAATATATTCATTATTTGCTGTAGTGACAATAGAATCTATTCTATAATCTTCTGCTACCATAGCATCGCCAGTTTCAAATACAAGTACATTACCTGCTTCATCCAAGATGCTAAAGTCTTGCATTATTGTTGAATGTGTCGTCTGAATATCATCAATGACGGCAATACCAGTGTCAAGTTCTTCATGTGAATATTCAAACAATTCACACTTCAGATCATACATTGCAAGTTCGCCCATCTGATAGAAAACAGATTCGTCCTCTACGAATTTGATCTCAAACAGGCCGCCCGTGAGTGGTAGGTATATAAGATCGCCTTCTAGAGGTCTTGTTGCTTCATCGCCATCTTCTTGTGCAATCATATCTTTGGCAATCATTTCATCGCCAAATCTTCTCTTTGAGATAGTAAATGTGATTTCGTCACGAATCTCTACATTAAATTTTGAAAGAAAGTCGCCTTCCCCCTCAAAGCCTTCAACATTTTTGATATACATTTCTAATTCATAGGCATCATCAAACTTTGATAGAACATCTTCGCCAAAAAGATTATCTTCTTTTATGAGTGTTCTAGGAATATAAAAGCAATCATGGCCATACATCTTAATAGACTCAATAATCAAGTCTTCAAGTAGATTCTGTTGGCCATAATGACCAAAATTGTTAAAGAAAAGATTTGTTGCCATTTCTCACTATCCGATCATATCCATTACAGGCATGGAGAACTTAGAAACGATTTCTTCTTCTAGTCTCTTGATTTCTTCATCTGCTTCAGACCAGATTTGCTGGCCGTTGAATGTTACACCACCGGGAAGTTGCATGCCTTCAAACTTCTTCATGTTCTCGCCCCATTGACGTTTGAAGAGTTGTGTGCAATATTGTCTTAGCCAGTAATCACCCCATACCTGTGTGTAGGTATCAGGATCAATAACACGATATGCCTCAATAATTAAATATTCATCTGCGGTTACTCTTGCTTCCCAATCCATATCAATATAAAGTCTATCCATATGTCTTGAAAAGCGTAAGGGTTGCTTACCAACAAAGAGTTCTTCCATGAGAGCAATTCGCTCCATAGATGACACATAGTTTTGAAATTGTCCGTGGGCCCAATCGTGTATTTCGTTGAGTGTGATCTGATATCTTAGATTGAACAGGTTGTTTGAATTAAGTCCTGTGCCAACAGGAAATAGATTCACGATGCCAGTAATTGTAGTTGGAATTGAAATATATTCGTTTGTAATATCTGATGCAGTGACTTGATGCTTTAGAAATGTTCTCTCTGTACCATCGAAATGATAGTCACGATAAAACTCTAGTGCGTCATCAATTCTGTCTTGCATCTGGTCTTCATCAATATTAATCTCAACTACTGGCGAACCTAGCCTGCGTAAGCAATAATCTTTTAATTGTGTGCGTGAACGAGGATTTGCCATAAAAAAAGTCCCAGAAATTGTTGTCTCTGAGACTATTTATATGTTTTGTAAACTATGATTTATAGTTTATTAGATTGCGTCTGGCCATGCATTAACTGGCGCAGGTCCAGTTGGCATTCCGTCTGCATCAACAGGCATGTCCCACAGTGCCATAAAAGCGGCAAGATCAGCGGCACCATTAAGTTGGCCTTCAATTGTAGCGCAAGCTGCACGAACTGCCGCACGATAATCTGTTACTGTTGATGGAATTGCATCACCAGTTTCAGTATTTCTTATGATATACCAATCAGTTTCGGACAACTTTGTGTTTGCTGTATTTTTAGTAAATTCT